GCAGCAACATCGCCCGTGTCACCGAAGACGTAGTTGACCTCACAGGTCACAGTCGTCTTACCGGGACGCTGAAGAACCTGCTTCAGCGTCAGTCGCGGGTCGTCAACGACAGCCTGCGTTTCCGTCAGGTTGAACGTCTTCAGCGAGTAGGTGAGGTCATCACCAGTTGTGATGTCCGCCACCGAAAGCGGGTTGTCCGCCTCCGCGACGAACGCGATACGCAGGTTGTCGTCCCAGTTCACTGACTGGGGAACGGCCTCAGCAACCATCAGTTCTCCATTTCGTTGTCGCCCGTGGGCGGCTCAATGGACACGGGTGTGTCCGGGGTCTCCGCCACGGGGCGGAAGTGTTCGGCGAGCTGCGGCCAGCGCTGCCAGTGCGCGACAGTCACGGTCACGCGGTCGCCGCGCTCGTCCTCAAGTTCGATAAGGTCCACGCCGGGTCCCCCTTAAATGCGAAAGCCCCGCACAGGGCGGGGCTTGTGTGACTGGGTCAGAGGTCAGGCGGGACGAGCGGTCCACTCGACGGACAGGTCCGCGTAGTACAGGAACGGCTTCACCGACGTATCAGGCAGCACACGGCCAGCCGAACCGAGGGATACCCGGGCAGGCTGCCGACCAACAATGGTCAGACCGTGACCGATGAGTTGCGTGGTGACGCGGCCCATCATCACCCGCACCGTCGCCGCCGTCGTTCCAACCACTCGAACGTCGGACTCAAACACGACCGGCCCCGCAAACGACGGCACCAACGTGACCCGGTCCTGCGGAACCTCCAACGGAACCGGGGCGTACAAGATCACATAGTTGTCGCGGATAAGCACACCGCTCGAGTCGAGACGCACAGTGTCATACACGCGCCCCGCGAGACCCTGGCCGAGCTCGATCTGCGTCTTCAGAGCCGTGTAATACTCGTCGATCACAACGGCCCCCTAAAGGATGTCTTCGATAGCGATCTGCAAGCCGCGGATAAAGTCCGGTTCGTTCTTCCGAACCGCATCCCTGCCCGCGTACTGTGGTGCAGACCGAACCCCACCGTTGGCGTCCTCGACGAGACCAAACGATCCCGAGTCGCCGATAGTCGGGCCGATCTCAGCCTCAAACCCAGCGCGGGACTCTTTGGTCTCGTACGTGATGTCCGCGGCATACCCGCCCAGCCCGGTCCGGTCAGCCGCCGCACGCCAATCACGTTTGATGTTGTTCGCCGTGACTTGTACTGCCTTGCGAATATTCGGGGCAACCTTCGCAGGCACACCCTCAAGGTCGGCGGCCAGCTTCATAAGTTCGCTGAAGTCGAACGCGATCCCATCGGGCATCAGGACACCTCCCGGACAGGCCAGCGAGCCGCCGTGACCTGCCCAGCTGAGGGAGGTTCGGAGATCATGAACACGCGACCCACGAGACTCGCGTCCGCCGTGGACCCCGTGACCCTGACGAACACACCCGGGTTCGCTTCAACAGCCCCCACCGCCACATGCACCTCGAGGCGTGTCACAACCGGGTACTGTCCACCCGACTCCACGTCTTGACCCTGCACCGCCGCCATCTTCACCCGACCAGCAACACCAGTTGCTACAGGGGTCTCAATGACCGTGGGCTCGAACGTTTCCGGGTCGACTGGGCCTTCCTCGGTCATGAAGAACGCGAACGTCTCGGTGAACCGGGACACAGCCTGCGCCCGTAGCAGAGGGAGTGCCTGCGCTAGCTCGTAGCCGAGGTTCATTCCGGCTCCTCGAAGATCGGGTAACCGGCGATGTCGACCCCACACGAGCAGTACAGGGCACCGAAGTTCAGAGAGCACCACGGTAGGTGGCACGAGTCGGTTCCGAGCATGTCGATCGTGTACGCCCCGGACGGGTCAGTGAGGCCCAACAGGATCCACCACTCATCAAGGATGGTGACGCGCCCACTCCCCGACCGGAAGGTCTTCGACGTGGAACCGTCATCGACCGACCATGTCACCTGGGTTGCATCGTCAGGTCGCTTCACCTGCGCCACGACAGCTTCGCGGACGACGTAGTCGACCTTCGCTTCATCGATCGGGTCCACACCCAGCGCGAGCCGGCGGGTCTCGATCAGCATCTCCGCGTCAGAGATCCACATCTCCCACTGCGCGTACGTAGTTGATGCGGGATCGGGGGCGGTCACGCCGAGCGCTACCGCAATGTTGTCGGGAGTCACAGCCATGACCGCCCCCTCTCTGCCTAGTCCTCAGACTTCTTCGCCCGCTGCTTCCGCGGAGCCTTGACGGGAGCGGGAACCTCAACGGGTTCCCACTCACCGCCCAGACGCGCGGCCTTCTCGTCAGGAACGACGACGATCGCGCCGCTCTTGACGTTCCTCAGCCGAGCCACGATCAGACGAGGTCGTGGATCTTCGCGAACGCGTTCAGGTCCGCGATTCCCCAGCCGTAGACGACCTCCGCACGGAACGCGACCTGGTTCTTGCGCTTCAGGTCACCGCCACCGTCCGGGTCACCGTAACGAATGACCTCAAGACCGATCGACTTCTGAACACCCCAGCGGATGGCGGAGAAGTCTCCGACGAAACCGAGGACGTCCGTGTCGACCGCGAGGACACCGGTACCACGAACCGTGTTGGACACGGAAGCGCGGTGGCCGTCGAGCTCGCTGGTCTCGATTCCGAGGCGGAAGTTCGGGTAGAGCTTCTGCTCGGAGTTCACGCCACGCAGGGCGGAGAACTTGGCCGCGTAGGTCGGGTCGAGCGCGATGTCGCGGGGAACGAATCCATCCGCGAGCACGAGAGCGTCGGCCGCGTCGAGGCTGACGTACGGCTTGTCCGCCGCCACGTACTCAACAACGTTGGTCGTGTCCGTGAGGCCACCGTTCATGGCGGCGACAACCGCGCCGCCGGTCGGGTTGATCTCGTGGAACACACCGAAGTCGAGCGCCCGCGAGAGCGCCGGCTGAATGAGGTCGAGGATCTCGTCCACGATCTCGAGCTGACGGTCCTCGTCCGCCCACAGAACCTCTTCGTTGAAACGGAGGGTCTTGTGGAACTTGAACGGCTTGATCGTCTTCGACGTCGGAGTGATCGTCGAAGCACCCTTGTCGCCACCTTCAGCGACGTACTCGGCCTCGCCGATGTCGAACGTCCACGACTCACCCTCACCGAACGTCATCGGAGTCTGGGCGGACAGGGTGGCAACGGCCGACCCGTTCTGGATCGCACCAAGCCAGGGTGCGATCTTCTGCTTGGGGATCGAGAGCGACCCCGTAGCAAGTGATGCCATAATCTTGCCTTTCGGTTAGTCGGCGCTGTCGAACAGGTTCCGCGCGAACTCGCGCATCTCCGTGTCGTCGGCGCCTGATGTCTTGGAATCGCCCTCCTTGGGAGCGACGTTTCCCTGCTTCTTGTGGTCGACGGTGCGCTCCGCGAGCCGTGCGGCCTGCTTCGTCAACGTGTCCTCGTCGGTACCAGTGAGGAACAGTGCGGCGTCTTCGTCGGAGATGCCGTGGGTTGCCTGAACGCGGCTGACAAGCGCACTGCGCTTTGCCGCGCCGAGCTCCTCGCGCAACGTGGCGAGATCATTCGCCAACTTCTCCGCGTCTGTCTGACCAGCCTCGAGAGCGTCGGCGCGCGCCTTGTTCTCCTTGGCGCGGCCCTCCCACTTGCGGGAATGTTCGAGCGCTTCCTCGTACTTGGCTTTCCAGTCCGTCGTGTCCTGTTCCTGCTCCCCGTGCGGGGCGTTTTCCTCAGCCATGCGGCCCTCTCACTTAGGTTTCGCCCGTGCGGGCATGAAGAAACCCACCCGAGAGGGGTGGGCTGATCCCGACGTATCGGGAAGTTCAATCCGGGTAGTTCGCTTCCAAGTACTCGCGAACACGTCTCCGCGTTTCCGGCGTCTTGTTCCGCCGGCTCGCCATGTACTGGAATTCGCCCACCTCGGTCCCGGGGTCGTTCTCCCGGAAAACTGGCTGCGCGGTGCAGTGACAGTTCGGGTGGGAGGCGAACTGCGCTGTCGCCTGCCGGTACACCGCGCCGCGGTCAGCCAGCATTCGGCAGAACTTGCACCCACTGGACGCGATTCGCCGCCAACCCACCGATTGGGGGTCGTTTCGACGGTTCGTCAGGATCGTGTCCCGGTACGGCCTGGCCGTTTCGAGCTGCACGATCTCCGCCAGCCGCTTACCGGACAGTTCCTCGTCATCCGAGAACAACGGGTCCGACGCCCATGCGACGCCCCGCCGAATCTTCACCGTCCGGTCATTCACGACGAACTCGGTGACGAACGTCGAGTCTCTGACGCCAGCCCTGTCGCGCTCCTCCGCATAGAAATCGACCGCGAGAGCCGCCGACCCCTCGGAGAAGTACCCGATGATCTCCGGGACACCGTTGAGAAGTGCCGCGCGGCGCGCTGTGGGGCTGCCTGACAGCCCAACAAGCAACCCGACCGCCGTGTCTACAGACTCAGTCGTCACTAGCTGTAGCGCCCGTTTCGACTCGCTCGCTGTCACCATTCGCGACCGCCCTCGAGTTCAACACCGCACGCACAACAGCGCGACCGTCCGCCTTCTGCTTCTCCGCAAGAGCACGCTTGATCTGCTGCTCCGTAAGACCCAGCAGCTCGAGACCAACTTCGGTCTCGGCAAGCCACGGAACCGCTGCAAGCTGCTTCTGCCCGGCGTCCGCAGCGGCCGACTTCGACACGTACTGCGGGTTCCGCCACTTCGTGTCGATCGACGCCCACTCGGCCGGAATCCTGTCAAGGTCGTTCTGAATCGCGAGCGCACGAGTCACCGCACGACGAACAGAAATTGACCAGTCGTCGGTCGCACCCTCAGCCTCAGCAAGCAGGTTCTCCCGCGCCTCCGAGTAGGAGTCCGCAGCGGTCGGGTTCGCCATGTCCGTCAACGCAAAGTCCGCGTCCGACAGGTCGAACTCCCGCGCCTCAAGCTTCGCCAGCGCGTTCAACTGCGCCAGATGCGCCTCAGGAGACTCAGCCTTGAACTGCTTGATATCCGCACGAGGACTAGCCGCGTCGTCATCATCGGGCACACCGAACACACGCCCAAGAGCGACCTGCCACGACGCCTTCTGCGTCCCGTCAGCGTTCTTGAAGATCGCATCACTCGCACCCAGCAGCCACAACTGCGGAATCGAGTAGATGTCCATGTGGCCTTCCATGCGAATCAACGCACGAACGGCGGCATCCTGAAGCCCCATCGTCGCCCGCGTGATACGCGAACGACCCATCCGACGCGACGCCCGCGGCCGGTACACCATCGGATCCGCCGGCACACCCCACGGATGCTCCGACCGCCCCACCGACCACTTCGAACCATCCTTGTCGGCGTTGATCGTCAGCCCGTCCAGATACAGGACAAACCCCGTCAACTTCCCGTCCTTCATGGACGTCACCGACAGCAGGTTCTCCAGCTTCCGCTTACGGTTGTTCCACACACCGGTCGCGCGCAACGCATCCTTAGCGTGGACAAGAGCCTTCGGTTCACCCCCCGACTCGTCACCACGCGTCGTAATCAGATACGACACACCATTGATGAGCGAATCAGTACGAGCGTTCGCGATCTCCGACAGTAGGAAGTTCGCATCCGTCAGTTCCTGCATCCCAAGAGAGTTCAGGTCACCATCGGACCAACTCATCCCCTCGAGATTGCATCGACGCGCCAGACCGTCAACACCCTTAGCATTCCACCCCAGCACCAAACCCAGACGCTTGTACTGCGGCGGAATAACCGACCCAACCTGCTTGATCGCACGCTTCCCGTCGTACACAGACGCCCGAAGAAGGTTCCGCTTCGACTTCGCCTCCAACTGCTCGATGAGCAGATTCAGGGTGACAGTCTCGTCTTCCGAGAGCCCCGGAACGCGCAGCGTTTCACTCACAGAACCACCGCCGTCCTAGATCCAGAGCGTCGAGTGGGACGCTTTACGTTGTCGTTCTGAGCGCCCCAAAGGGCAAGAGTGATGGCGACTACGGGGGTAATGTCCGACGCGGCGTCCTTGCGGTTCCACGCCCACCCCGCGCCGAGCGGGCGCTTACGCGCCATCGAGAGAGCAAGATTCACCGGCGGCTGATCGGTGTGACGTACCGTCGGGTTCGGGCTGACGACCGAGTCGTAAAACTTCGCGCACGCGATAGCCATGTCCCGACCCTCCGCGCCCGCCAATGTCACTTCCACATCAGTTCCGATGAGGAAGTTCCGGTCACGTCGCCGTTCGACCAGACCGGACATCTCATCCACGACGATGGAGTGCAACTTGTTCCTCTCGGAACGCGCCTTGATCCAAGGAATAACCCAGTCAACGCCGCGCCGAGATTCGTCCATCTCCACGTGCCACAAACCGTCTGCGCGCAGCCCCGCAAGTCCCACCGAAGCCACATCGCGACCGGGAGGTACGTCGATTGCCAGAGTGAGGCGTTCAATCGGCATGGAAGCCGGGTCGGCCACGGCGGCCCACTCCGATTCGCTGATCACTCGGTGCTGCGAGTCGGCATCCCAGATACCCATCGCTTCCCGCAGGAATGAATCCTCCGAGAGTTGCTTCCGCATGCGCTGGATCGCCTCAGCGGGTGTCCGGTGGGGGAATGACGGGTTGGCCTTGGCCTGCTGGTCCAGATCGTCGGGGTTGGCGTTCTGATCGGCACTGAACTCGATGTACAGCGTCTCGCCGGAACCGCTACCGCTCTCGAGTGCTTCGTTACGCAGGCGCTCGAAGACTTCGCCCGGGTCGATAGGCCGCGGCGGAGTCCCCGTGAACAGTGCCAGCGCGTTCGGCGCCGCGTTCATCGCCGGAAGCATGTCGTCCAGCGCCCGCTCAGTAAGAATCTGCGCCTCGTCAAAGACCTCTACGTCAACCTTCGCGAAACCACGACCGAACCCGGTCTCGCGAGCTCCGAACATGATCCGGGAGCCGTTGCGGAACTTGATCTCTTCAGAACCTGCCGCGGTGAATACCTGCTCCACGAACGGAGCAATCTTGCGTCGTTTAGCCATGCCCTGCATCGACCGGAAGGTCTCTTTGGCCGTCTTCAACCGGTGAGCGGTCCACAAGACCGTCGTCCGCGGGTTCAGCAGGCACAGCGCAAACACGATGGCACCCAGCAGGTACGTCTTTCCGACCTGGCGGGGAATCGACATAGCAACGCCACCAACCGTGGCAGCGTACTTACCGTCCTCGCGCTTAGCCAGAATCGCCCGGCCCGCCCCGTCCTGCCACTGGTCGAACGTCAACCCGAGCGCAAGACACTTGTCGCGCACCGCCGGCCAGCCGGTAGACACGATCCCCTTCGGCAGGACGACATGGCGCGCAGTGTCAGATAGCTTCGGCGTCCCAGGCTTCGTCGGGGGTTCGACTGTCACCATCCTCGTCAGCCTCCTGCTTCGCCTTCGCCTCAATCGCCTCAATCTCTCGGGCGATCTCTTGCAACCGACGCGTCAGCGCTGCCAGGTCTCGAGGTGGACAGTTCGGGTCCTGAACGGCCTTCGCCACCCGGTTACGCATAGAAACCAGCAGCTCAAGCTGACTGCCACCCTCCGCAGCCTCCAGAACGCCCTTGACCTTCGGCACAGTGGGCGGCTTCTCGTCCTCACCGAGGGCACGAAGCCCCTTCTTGGGATCAGCCATGGCAGAACCCCCTGTGGAAAAAACGGCCAGAATGTACGTCTCCTACACCCGGAGACCTGCTGAGAGGTCGAGGGGGGAGGCGGCGCCCCTATGCCGCGAGGGCGTGCGCTTCGGTCAGTGCGAGGTGCTTGAAGGCATGTCCTGCGAGGGACGTGTCAACGGGCTCAAGTCCTCTGCGCTGTCTGTCTGCTGCCCACTCTTTGGGTGTGAGGTCGCGCTTGTCCGCGTTGCACTGTCTGCATGCGGCGACTATGTTGCTCATGCTGTTGTCCCCGCCTCGAGAGATCGGGATGACGTGTTCGGGATCGGGTAGCCCGTCGCAGGGCTGGTGGCAGTAGGCGCAGGTCATGCCCTGCTTTCGGTACTGGTGCAGTACATCGAGGTATCGGAAGTGTCCTGGCGCGTTGTGCTCTCTCGCCTTGCGTCTACGTCGTGCCACTCGCTTGGCGCATCGTTCGGAGCACCACTTGGATGGGGTGGAGTAGGCTCGCTCGACGATGCCCCCGCCACAGTCGTCACATGATCCAACCCAGAACGCTGGGGTTGACTCGTGCTTCGGATGAGGTGGTGCCCATGGTTCGGAAGCTCCGAACCACAGTGCCCAGTGATCGGTCGGCAGTTCGCGCTTCAGTGGGCCGTACCTGTAGAAGTCTCGGCACAGCGTTGAGCAGAAGACGGACTTGTACCGTTGTTCGCGGCGTGCTTCCTTTTCGCAGTGTGATCCGCACGCATCGCACGCCATGATCACCTTGCGGTGTGCGGGTTTCCGGCAGGCGGCTCCGCAATAGAGTTGGCGCCCGTGCTTCGGCGTGTAAACCGTGCCGCATTTGCAGGTCCGCGCTTCGGGCTGCGGTGCTTCCGCGCCTTCGGCCCGTCGCTTCTGACCAGCGCGGATGCGCTCTATGAACGCGCGGTACCGCACTGGGTCAGCCTTGATCCTGAGGTACTTCGCAGCAGCCTTGCACTTGTCTGAGCAGTACTTGCGCGCCGAGGGCGCAGAGCAATGGGCGCACGTGGTCATGGCTTCTCCCCATGTCGGTGGGTACAAGAAATGCCCGCCACGACGGGGATCAATCCGTCTGCGGGCACTCGCCCCCGACAGGGCGAGCGGTCTAGTTCAGGGCGCCGGAACGGCGAATGATGGGCGATACATCACGGGCACGCTTCGTGCTGTTGCAGGATGCGTGCGCCGGCTGTTTGTTAGCCAGGGAATCGTCTTGGCTCTTCGCCCAGGGCTTGATGTGGTCGACTACGAACGACATCGGGTCGGGGTACTTGAGGCTGTAGTCGATCGATTGGCCGCACAGGGCGCAGTCGGCTTTGAGGCGGGCGAAGTGTGCGCGATGCTTCCTGCGGAGCGGTTCTGAGCGTCCTTCTTGCATTGGACACCCCCAACTTGGGCAGGTTGTCGGCGAAGGTAGTTGCCCGTCCGTGGCGCACCCTCATTTCGGGGCGTGCGGTTGAGCAAAGTGCTCGGTGTCGAAGGGAAGTTGTGGACCGTGTGGGAGTTGCACCCACTGTTCCCGCGCCGTCTGCACATCCCGTGTCGGACGTTCAGGCGCAGGGCGTTACTGCTCGGCCCGTGGTGTGGTTTGCGTCGTCACCCGCGACGAGATACAGGAACCCCCTACAGGTCACTCTTCGTCTTCGTCGTCCGCGTCGACGGACGCCGCATCAATCCACTTGACATGTAGTCGTTGCGCGTAGTCAAGCAGACCCGACGTGTTGTGTACGGGTTGCCCGTCAGGCCATTCCCGCATGTAGTAGCCGCCGCGGTCCTCAGCGTGGACCCCGTACACCATGAGCACCCATTCGCTGCTGAAGGCACCGGGGAACTCGTCAGCGAAGTGCTGGGAGATTGCGTCCTCGAGGTCAGCCTTCGTTTGGTCACTCACGGCCGCGCTCCCATTCTTCCGAGCAGCACGCATCCCTAGCGGATTCCGTTGCCCACACCGAAGTGCAGTCAGGGCACTCGTATACGTCAGTCACTGGTTGGTCTCCCTAACAGCTGCGACGACCCTCCATGGGAGGGCTGCGGGTCTTTCGGGGTCACTGGTTTGGAGACTCGCCTACTGTTGACCCTTGTTCGGCGTGACTTGTTCGATCCAGTGGAAACGCCCCCCGTCACCCTCGCCCATGTGCAATCCGGGGTGGCCGGAGTGGAGCACGCAGAACAGGGAGTCGAAGTCGAGGACCAGGGACACTGTGCAACGGTCCCGGGACATCACAGATCCTCAAGGAGAAACGAGTAGTCATGGAGTTCAGTCACAGCGGGGAGTAGCTTCTCCTCGTTCCGCCGCCAGTCATGGACACACCAACGCAGCAATGTCCCGTACGCGCGGGAGATGACATACGCCTGCGCCCCGCAACCGTCACACCGGTCCGACGCGTCGGGACGCATCTTCTCCCAGGACTCTTCATCCATGGTTGACCACCCGTCTTCAGGGGGTTAGGAATAGCCATCCGCCGCGCTCGTCGGCGCGGTCTGCATAATCAAGCTCGAGGCCCGTTGTTACTGGAGTCGCCGGGTTGGCGGATGGAAGTAGTGGGGGCAGTTTCGCTCTCGGAAGCCATGCCCAGGGCTCGGCCCCTTGCAGCCTTTGGTTCAGATGCGACGGAGGTCTTCTACCGGGAGCCAGTAGTCGGCGTCACCGAAGTTGACCTTCGCCATCCGCGCGTCGTTCGTGATCCAACGCACAACGCCGGTCTCGTCGAGGCTGCGGCTCTGAACCGTGTCTGCGACCTGGAGTGTTCCAAGATGGGCGCTCATGGTTCTCATCCTCCTACACTCCACGGACCATGGACATTCGTTCGGGTTCGATGCTGAGGCGGGAGTAGCCGCCACAGTTGACGCACTTTCGCATCGTGTACGTGAGGACGTTGGCGACGTAACGTCTAGCGTCCTGCGCAGTTTCCCCACCGCACCGGTTGCATGTCGTCATCTTGCCTTTGCCGTCTACGAACAGGTGCGGGTGGTTCTTGATGTGGGGGCGCAGCCAGTCGTACAGGCCCTGTGTGGCGATGACGTCGCCGGCGCAGTACTCGGTGAGTCGTTCCCGGTCCTCAACGGACCCTGAAACAGCCCTGTCCATCGCTTCCCGGTCGTACACGTCGGTCTTCGCTGGGATATCTAGGATCTGGCACAGCGCGTTCAGCGACTTGAACGCCACACCGGACTTGAACCGGCGTGCCACCTTGAGCGTGTCGACCGTCTTGAACGGCGGCAACGGGGCCAGGTTCGGTACATGCCGGTGACCGATGCGGGGAAAGTAGAGGTCCCCCTCGAGCCACGGGATGTCCGCATTATCCAGGTTGTGGCCAACAATGATGTCGGCGCGGGACATGAGCTCGTGAACGTTCTTCAGGAAGCGGCCACGGCCACCCTTGTCCCACTCGGCAAGACGGATCACGTCGGGGCTGTCGTACCACTTCGCGCAAACGATCGTCGTGCGGGGTTCGCGCACCACCGTTTCGTGGTGGATGTACCGCTTTTGCAGGTCGCGGCGTTCCCACCAAGCCTGCTGGGTGATGCCAGCGACCCGCTCCACGTCCAGGATCAGGATTCGGTTACGAACCTTCGGGTCGATCGTCGCCGCAGCTCGCATCAACGGCATGAGCAGTCACCCCGACCATGCCGGCGAACCTTATCCGCGGACACATCATGCCCGTCAGCCTTGAATACGCGGGCAATGTAAGACCCGTCCCGGCCCTCATCGACCATCTGGTCGTAGTAGGCGCGGTCTTCAGGGTCAAGTGAACGAAGAATGGCACCGAAACCACATTTGGGTCCCGGTTTCTTGGATTCCACGGCCTGCGCCGCTGTTCTGAGTCCCACGGGTATCCCCCAACGGGTTAGTGCGCTCCCCCGTAACGCGAGGAAGCGCGGAAACGGAAGAAATGGGTGCACACCTCAGCCACCCTGTGGGGTGCTGGCTCATGCGTTTAGCGCACACGGGGTAGCGGGCCATGCGGCGCGTTTGTGTGGGGCGGTCGGCTGCTGTGCCGACCTTCTCAACCCGTCATGGCGGTGGTAACTCAGTCGCTCGGCGGGGAGTCGGTTAAACGACGAACCGGCGGGAGACATGGCTCACCACCGGCAGAACTAAGGATACTACATAAGTGGGTGCTTATGCAAGGGTTCCGCTAGATGTTGTGTCGCGGGGCTCCTTCGGAGTTTCGCCAGATGCATAGCATGGTGGGAAAGGGTGCGGGCGTGGTGGCGTTGCCGAACTTCAGCCGGCCCTTGATGAATCGGATCTCGGCGAGCGGTAGCACGTAATCGTGGAACCACTTCACGTCGGTACGGGCGGGGACGAGCATCACCGTGGTTGCCGCGGCGTGCGCGGCCTTCCAAACCCAATGCTTCAGCTGGTCGCCATACGGCGGGTTGCACCAGACGACCTCCCCGTCCCAGTCCTGCGATATCCCGTCATCGTCCACGGTGTAGAACTTCGGGCACTTCGTGTTCGTCGGGTCGGCTGCAACGTCGACCGTGAATCCGAACTCCTTGTTGAGTTCGTCATACAGCCACTGCGGCGTGGGCCACTCCACCGTCTGCGACGACAGGAAGACGCTCCTGTCGATCGTCGTGTCAGGCATTCCTCGCCCTAACTTTACGGTCCATACGTTCAACGGTCATCACTCGCTGCTATCCGTGTGTGGTTCGCGGTTCCTGCGTTGAGCGCGGTGAGTAAGAACATGAACTGACCGGGTAGCCAGATGACACCGCAGGGTCCGCACCGGGCGTCGAGGGTGTCGCCGGTGTTCCTGTCGCGACGGAATGCGAGTGCGGCTGATCGGAGTTCTTCCCCGTCAACGACCCGGTATTCGTATCGTTCTCCACATGCGGGGCATGGGAGTTCAATGGGTGCGAGGCGGGGTGGGTCCAAATAGTCTTCGATGGCTTGGATCCACTGTGCGACTACGGCGGGGGCGTACATGGTGCGTCCGTTGATGGTGACGATGGTTTCGGTGGTTGCCCACGCCGCCCATTCGGACAGCAACGTTTCGGGGTGGACGACACCGTTGACACGGTTGAACGCCGCCCTGTGTGCTTCCCACACCTGTGTTTCGATCAGGTTGTACAGGTCGAACGCTGCCGCCTGAAACGGGAGCTTCGTTCTCCCCGCGCCTCCGATACCGTCCGTTGGTCCCCCACCGTGGATTGCGTCGCGGAGTTGGGACAGAAGAGACGGCACCGAATGGAACTCGATGCCGTCCTGGGTGCTGATCGCTTTCTTATGGTCAGCGACCAGTTGTTCAACGTCCAGCGTCATGTGCGCTCCCCTGTCGTTTCGAGTTCCTTGTAGTACCGGTCGAAGTTTCGTTGACTGATCCACCGCACCGTCCACGTGTCGGTGTCTGCGTGTACCCAACCCAAATAGTGGTCACCGTTCCTGCGGGGTCGGGCGTCAACAATGCGGACAGGTTTCTCCCACCGTCGCCACCGTTTGTCGAATCCGTACTGGGTGAGGAGTTGCCCACGCTTCACAGCAATGGCTTCGCTATACGTCACCGCGAGGCACCGCCCCACTGTCTGGGACGAGCTCCTCAACCTGGGTCACCACAACGAAGGCATCCGCGGGGTGACCCGGCCAGCCGAGGTCGAGCGCCCTTTCTGCGACGCCTTCCCGGCTGTGCGATACGACGATCACGGTGGTCTTGCCGGCCCCGTTGCGGGGGCGGACTTCGGTATGGAATTTCGCGAGCATGATGGGCCTTTCAGATGAGGGTTGGTGCGTTGACTTGGCGAAGCCAGCCGAGCACCTTGGGTAGGTTTTGGTCGGGGCCGAATACGAGGAACGTGCCGTCTGCGGAGTCGCATCCAATACCGTTCGCGTATCTCATGCGGGAGGCTGAGTTGACGCGTCCCATGTGGACCCGCTTGCCCCGCTCTTTTGCTTCCGCGGTCAGATCACGAGCGTGACGCCCAAGCTTCCATTCGGTTGTTCCGCCGAGGAATAGGATGTCGAACTCGCCCCACGGCACACCGACGAACTCGGCACCGTCCTGCGCGACGAATGCTGCCGGGTATCCAAGTTCCCGAATCTTCGGGAGCCACGGAGTCGACCGGGCTAGGGTTCCCGCGGCGTCTGCGACCACGTCCGGAGCTGTTGCGAACAGGCACCGCGACCGTTGCTCCGGCGTGAAGGTGTCTAGCCATGCGAGCCACGCGTCTTCGCCTGGGAATCCCTTACCGAAGCATCCGTTATCGGCGCACCATGCGGCACCCTCGGGGATCGAGTTGCCCTGCATGGGCGTGTTGATCATCCCGAGGGTGCCGTTGGTCATGGCTTCACGGATTCGTGCTGTGGACGGGTTTCCGAAGTACAACACGGGACACCGCCCATCCGATGAGAAGGAACGCGAGCATGGCCCACACCTTGCCGACGAGTTGTCCGGGCAGCGCGGGAAGGATGGCAGCAGGACCGAATGCGATTCCGAGGAACAGGACCGTGTCGACCACGGCCCCTACGACGGTGGAAGCGGCTACCGCGATAGCCCACTTGCGGTCACCGAACCGTGACCGTTTCCGAATGGGCGTGTACACGCCGTAGTCAGCGAGCTCAGAAACGAGGAACGCGACCGCCGATGCGATTGCGATGAACGGTGCAGACATCGCAAACGAGAGGATCGCCCCCGCCAGGATCGCGCCGACCACCACCCACCTTCCGAGGGTGTCCTGCACCGCGTCTCTGAGTGCGAGCGTCGCTCCTGCTACGAGCGTTCCCGCGGTCGCTGTCAGCCCGAATCCGACAGGGATGAATCCCATGTGGGTGGTGAGGACGTTCGCGAGAACGACCGTTGAAATGAAAACGGCCACCAGAATCCATCCGGTGACCTGTCGTGCTGTCTTGTTCACGTGTCTCTTCTTCCTGTCAATTCGATTCGGTCATCAGTGCGTCGAGTAGCCCGCCCCGCGGAGCAACCTCGGCGGGATACGTGCTCAGCGACTCGTCCCACTGGGCGAAGCCGCGGCGGATGTGATTCCCGTCGTGCCCAGCTCCGAGGTCGCATCGTGTGCCGCCGCCGTAGAACTCGGCTCGGCACCGCCCGGTCATGACGTCCACATTTCACCGTCCTCGGCACAGTGCTGGGCGTGCATCTGGGGGAACTCTCGGGTGCAGACGCCGCCCTCGGGTCCGACTTCAGTGCACATCGCCGCTCCCGTTCGTGTGGTTGGGGATCTCGTTGGGGCACGGGAGGCTGGACCGTCCGAACGGGGTTCGGCAGCGACCACAGATATGGGCGGGTGGTTCGGGTCGTTCGGTCAGCACAAAGTCCAACCAGACCTGTTCGTCTTTGGAGACCTTGTAGTGCAACTCGTCCATCAGAAGGGGACCTCGGAATCCGTGGGAACGTTGGCGGTGGTCCACGGGTCGGCGGATATGTCTTCGGGGACATAATCCGCGGCCGGCGTCTGCCCGCTGGTGGTTTTCATGATGACGGCGGTTGCGCGTTTCAGGGACGCACCCAGTTCGTCCACATCGAGTTCGAGGCTGGTCCGGTTATTGCCCTCACGGTCTTGGTAGTTACGCTGTTTCAGCCGCCCTGTGGCGATGACCCGGTCACCCTTGCGGAGCGAGCCGGCAATGTTCTCGGCGAAGTCCCGCCAAGCGGACGCTCTGAGGAACGTGGTGTCGCCGTCCTCCCACTGGTTCGTCTGCTTGTTGAGGCGTCGGGATGATGCGGCGATCGTGAAATCCACGACCGGGCGTCCGTTGCTCGTGTACCGGAGTTCGGGGTCGGCGGTCAGGTTCCCGGCGATTGTGACGTTGGAGAGTTCCATTACTTGTACCGTTCCTTCAAAGCGATTTCGCAGTCCCAACACTCAGGCCAGTCCTGCGGGTGTTCGTGGGTTTCATGCCACCGGTCGAGTGCGTCATCCCGGCGTGCGTCTTCCTGGGCGGAGATCCAGTCGTCAGAACCCCAACTGCGGTCCATCACTCCCACTCCTCTTCGTCGTAGGCGTCGATATCGACGGAGACGTCGAGCGCCATGCTGGCGTCGGGCTTCATCAGCTCGGCGCCGTTCTTGCGCGCCCATGCGAGGGAGATAAGTCGCTCCCACGTCCCTTCGCTGTTGACCCACCGGGCGCCGCCGAGGATGCCGACGAGTTGGTGGCAGCCGGGGCACAGAGCGACGAGCATTGTGTTGTCTGGGTCGTTCTGTTTTCCGAAGACGTGGTGGGAGGACAGGCCCTTTGCGCCCTGTTTCTCGCACAGTTGGCAGATGCCTTCGGCGAGACCAACCGTCGTTCGGCGCTTTCCACCGAAGTAACTGACGTCCGCCCGCTGATCCGACCCGCATTTGCGGGTGCAGAACCGCTGCTTTCCCGTCGACGGAACGAATTGACCGCCGCAGTACTCACAGAGTTTCGATGGCAGGTCTGAGCGGGTTGCGACGTACTCTGCCCACTGCTCTGGGAAGTGGCGTTGGAACGCCTGCGACATGCCTTCGATGGAGTATCCGTTTGCGCGGCAGTACGCCGTGAACTTGCCGTCATATGCGAGAAGCGCCCGGAGGCGCTTCTGAGTGGTTGTCTTGTCGAACCCTTGCCCGCGTGGCGGCTTCCGGTCCCGAGGTCGGTACTCTCGGGGCAAGTCGAGCCGGCTGACCTTGAGCGCGACTCCCGCGTAGGGGCGACCGAGGCGTCGGGCTACTTCTGACAGGGTGAGGCGTTCAAGCAGCAGTGCCCGCAGCTCTTCGATCTCATCCTCAGTCCAGCGGGCACCCGAAAGCGGATAGCCGATGCGGGCCAACCGCTCATGCACGGACTGCCCCGCCATGCCAAGTCTCTTAGCCGCTTTCCAAATGCTGCCGGTTTCCTTGTACGCGCGGACGATCTCATCCGTCTCCTTCTTTCGGTTCGGCATCAGCGATCACCGACCACGTAGAACGACACAACGTCATCGGTCATGCTGCTGTCCTGTCTGCTTGTTCAATCCACCTAGCGAGGTCGTGGTGGTTGTGGCGGGCGGCGAGGCGTGCCAACGATGCGGGTTTCCGACCCAACGATTTCGCTGCCGAGTCGGGTGATTCGCCGACCTGACGGAGGTGGTTGAGGTCCTCGAGAAGGTACTGGGCGCGGGTTGTGTCGGCGGGGGTGGTGATGGGTTCCGGGTCGGTGTCGGGGTCGTTCCAATGCAACGGTCCAACCCAGCCCATGCGGCGCGCGTGCGCCTTCACCCGGTTCGTGTGGAACAACGGTGGCGGAGTGCGGCCCCACACCTTCCGGTACACGTCACGCACCTTGTCCGCGTTGACCTTCCCGACCGTTTCGGCGTACATGAGTTGCCGGATGCGGGCACCTGTGAGGCCGACGAGTTCACCGATCTGGTTCGTCGACCAGCCCATGTATGCGAGGGCTTGCAGGCGTCGTCGTGTGCCTGTGCCGTCAAGGACAGGGTTGGGGTGCTCGTACTTCCCCGCCCGTTTCATGTTCTTGTACCAGTACTGCTGATCCGTCGCCGCCTGCCTGCACTCGTCACACCCACAGAGATGCTGGCAGTAGCAGGTTTTCGTCTCCCCGTGCTTGTGTGTCGGGGGGCAAATGTTCCTCATGCTGCACGCTCCCTGGCTTCCTTGAATTCGTGGTCCCACGCGGCACGGTCGAACCGGTTGGGTTTCAACCCGTGCGCACGGCGAATGTCCCCGACGAACGCTTTTCCCACCCGCAACCGTTCAGCGATCACCGCATCCGGTAGCCCTGCCTGCACCAGGACGGGGATTCGTTCGCGTGCTGGCACTTCGGCGGGAATCAACCCCAACACCGCCCGCCGCAGCAGGTCGTTGACCTTCACGTTCTTCGCGTCGGCGAGTTCGACGAGCGCAACCCATACCGGGTCTGGAAGGTCTAGAGGGATACGCATACGGGTCTCCGGGGGTATGAGAAAGGGCCACACCAGACGGTGCGACCCTGGAACGAGAACCGCTGACTTGGTCATCAACGGGGAAAGGCCACGACCCTAGCGAGTGGATCGTGACCCCTGTGGATAACTGAGTGTCAGCGGGAGCGCATCTTCGAAGAAGATGTAGCAGTAGGTGTAGATGTAGCTGTAGAAGTAGTAGGCCCGCCCGTAGGCTTGCCCGACGTTTGGGCTAAACGTTGCCCGTAGCGTTGCCCGTAGGCCCTATTGGGAGGAAGCCGGGGAAGTCCCAGTCGAGCTCGGTCCGTGTCTCTCGAACAGGCACGGCAGGCTGCTTTAGGACCGTCATGACCTGTGGCTTCTCCCACGCCGCGAGGTCCGGTTCCTTCTTCTTGAGTCGTTGAAGCTCGTGCACTACGACGGCGCGGATCTTGTTCGACGCGATGGCTCCGTACGCCTTCGCCGCCGACACAGCGAGGCGCGGCTGATGCATGAGGCCGTCGTGTCGGAGGAACGAACGCACCAGGACTTCGTCGGTCGCCTGGTCGAAGACGCAGAAGTACGTGTCCGACAACTCCTGAGCTGCGATCATGACGTCACCCGACGCCTGTTCCTTCGACATCGCGGCGAGGCGTCCGGGGTGGAACTCGACGCACCCGCAGTAGTCCAGTTTCGGGTGCGAGGTGAGTTTGAAGTACAGCGACTGTGCGGGGGCCGTCAGGTTACGGAAGTCTGCGTCCGACCAGATGTCAATGTTGATCGTGGCGCGCTCACGTGCCATTGGCCTCCCTCGCTTCCTGGATCTTGTTCCTGACGATTGCTGCGGCGTATGCCGCCTTCGCCTGCCACGGTGCGTCGGCCTGCACGGCTCGCCGGACCGCGAACTCGATCAGCGGGATTGGTACTTTCTGCTCGTACCAGTCGTTGATCCGCATCAGATCGATGGGCTTGGCGTACCTACGCCGGTATTCGGGGACGTAGTGATTCCAGATGTCGATGACCTCGTCCTCGTACGCGTTCAGCTCTTCGGAGTACGTCGCCAGGCGTTCGGCCACTTGGGCCCGCGCGGAAGCCTCTACAGCCACGGCAAGGTTGACCGCCGCCACCATCTCCTCGGATGCTCCCGTGGATGCCTTGCCGGCGTTGCAGTCCTCGCAAGCGGTCGTCAGGTTCTCGGGGATGTCAGTTCCACCGAGGGCGACCGGAACCACGTGATCGACGTGTAGTTCGGTTTCCTCCGGGACTGCACCGCAGTAGGTGCACCGGAACCCGTCGCGTCGGAAGATTTCAAATCGAAGTCGCTTGTTTACGGCCACTACCCTGTTCCCCTCATTGGTTGTCTCCGGGCGGCGGAAGTTCCTCGAGAGCTTTCACGTCGTATCCGTCGCGCCGCAGTTCTTCGGCGGCTTCTTCGAACTCGTAGGCGTGCATCTCCACGACTGCCCGGTAGCGCTTGATCGATGGCGTGCTCATTATTCGTCTCCGGTTCGTTTGGTGGCTTCCCCGAGGATCGCTTGACGCACCCTCCACAAGGGGAGACCGGATGCGGCAGCGATCTCGTCTACTTCGAACCCGTGGTTGTAGGCGAACCGGCAGGCCAGGATTTTGGCGGGTCCGTGGTCTACGGCGAGGCGGGATTCGATGTATGCGATTTGCCAGATGCGGAGGGTCTTGTCAGGCATCGACTTCTCCTACGGCTGGTCGTGGGTGGTTCCGTCGTCGATGAGACGTACCTGCCCGTAGATGGTGTGCGGGACGCTGATCTCGGTGGGCAGGACGGTCCCGTGTCTGCGGACTAGCCACCCATCGCCGTACGCGTCCTGGCGGTGCGTTTCCACCCACCCGTGACATCCGGTGACCCCGGACCCGCACAAGACGACGAGCGCGCCAGGCAGGTTCACCCACGGCTGTCTTGATCCGCCCATGCCCCGCCCGACACGGTGATGAATGGACCATTCGGTGCCGCGTGATTCAAAGCGAAGGGACCGTCCGCAGCGTGCGCACGATCCCTGGTCTCTTTCCCAGACGAGCTCGACGGTTCGTTTCGTCGGCCCCGTATCCCTGGTCATGCGGGTAGCACCGTCCAGCAGTCACCCGCGGCACGTTTGCAGCCAGCGCACTTGTTCCCGGAGTCAATTTCGGCCTGCTTATTTCGTGCGGCGCACGCGCACATCAGGAAGCTGCGTCCCCGGCATGAGCAGAGGATCCGGTTGGTGACTTCCTGGGTGCAGTTCGCCGGGTTCAGGTGTTTGATCTGGCATCCGGGTTCATCCTCGAGCCAGGTTTCATCCAGGGTGGTGGTGTCCACGGTGGGCTTATCAAGAACACCGTTCATCTCGCCGCCTCCGCAGCTTCCTGAGCCACACGGGCAAGGTGTAGACCCTGTCGCGGGGTCAGTTCCGCGCCATTCACGGCAGTGGCCAGCATCAGCGCGTCTGCCACAGCGGTCACCTGCGCGTCGGTGACCGGCCCCTTTCGGCGGAAGCCAGCGGCGGTGTCGAACAACTCGAACAGCGCGGCCAGCGTCGAGTCGGGGTCCCAGTCCTCGCCGTCCGAACCTGTAACGCGGTTGTATGTGCGGGTTACCAGAGCTTCGCGTTCGTCGCCGGGGACCGGCTCATCGAGCAGAGCGCGGATCGCGGCGGCCAGACTGCGCCCGCCTCCGCGCTCAGGGCTGGGCGGCAGCTGCTCCCACGCGGCGAGTGCGGCGCGCGCTTCGTCTCGTGCGTTCATTTGAGTCCTCCGAATACGTCTGTGAGTACGTTGCGTACCCGTGTGGCCGTATACGCAAACTCGTAAGCCTCATCCCATGTGGGGAACCATCTGGGGGCGTCTCCGGGGACCAGGGCAACCCACTGGTGGAACGCGGACCAAACTTTCGTTTTCATTAGTCGTCCCCTTCCCGTTGGATGCCGAGGAAGCGGAGTGCGCGTCCGATGGCGACGGTTTCGGCGGCTTCGACCGCCCGGTAGGAGAACGGGTCGGCGTCGTCCACGTAGGACCGTGACGCGGTCGCCGTTGTGGTTGGTGCCTGGTCCTTCCGGTCGCGCCAGACACGGGCGGCGGCGACCGCAACGTCACCGGACTGATTCAGGATCACTTCCGTTTCGATCCGCCCATCCGGGTACGCGGCCCAGAACGATGTCACCTTCCCGTCTACCGTGGACAGGTCGTCAGGGTCGGGCCCGAAGTCCGGCTTAGACGTGTGACGCCCCCTGTCCAGTCGGGAGGGGGAGTCATCGGTGTTCGGGATGAGAATGTCGACCATGATGGTCAGTTCCTTTCGTCTGATCGCTCAAACGCGATGTCGACCGGACCCTGTTGCAGGTACTTGATCGCTCGCTCTAGTCGGATTGGGTCGTCCTCGATATATCCGAGGGCGGAGTTGCAAAAGCTGCACAACAGTCCGCGCACATGACCTGTAGCGTGATCGTGGTCTACTGCGAACCGGTTGTTGATGCGGCCTCGGCCATTCGGGCCGCCGCGGCAGATCGCGCACGCACCTTCCTGTTCGGCGAGGATCGTGGCGTAGTCGCCGGGGGTCATGCGGTACTTCTCCCACAGCATCTGCTTCCAGCGGGTTCGTTTGCCGTACGCACGCTTCCGCGCATCGCGACATGCGGCACAGCGCCGACGCACACCGCTGCTGGGTAGTTCGATCCCTGTACCGCAGTCCTCGCAAATCGGCTGAGGGATGTTCAGGTCGCCGTAGACGCGCTTACGTGAGTAGTGGGGCATGCAGAGCCCCCCGGCCCGCCGCGACCCATCACACCCACTGACCGAGCACTGAGGATCCGGCGGTTCGTACCCGGTCCGCCTCCTGTACGCCGCGCGAAGATAGTGCTTCTGGCAGAGGCTCGCGGCGGTGGCTCCTCGACTGCACCCATCCTCTGAAGCGCAACGCGGTCTAGACGGGTCATTCTCTCGCTCGAGGGTGTAGTGCCATGTGCACAGCCCCCGGGCCTTCACGGTCTTAATGCACGACTCTCTCTTGCACTCCAACTGCTTCATACTTGTCCTGAAATTCGTAGATTGAGTAAACGGGAGGCCGGCAGATCCCTATCTCTTGGGAGTAGCCCGGCCACGTTCCCGAGTGCACTCCCTCGGCATACAGTTCGCGGGCACGTCGCGCCTTGGCGATACCAATGCGTGAGAAGTCCTCATCGAGCACATTCACTGACGTGAGGTAGGGAGCAGCCGCCTCTACGGCCACAAAGATGAACCTCGGAGCTTCGCCGGTGACGAGCTCGTGCGTGTGCCGGTAGTGTGCCTGCTGAACGTCGTACCCGAAGGACGCGACCGAGCGTGCGAAACCTTCCGGACTGGCCTCACCTGATGTCGTCTTGAGGTCGACCGCAATGTCCCCCAGGAAGTCGAACCGACAGCGCACGTCGATTTCGAACTCGGTATCTCTCGCAAACACCGAGACCTCGGGGCGTCCCGCCTTCTGTTCCAGCAGCGCGCGGGCGATGGGGTGGGCGAGGACGGATTCCGACATGAGTCGGACCACGTTGTACTGAACCTTCTTGAGCGGGATCTTTCCCTCCGCTCTGCATGCCTCTTCGAACTCGCGGGCAGCGTTCGTGTTCGTGGACCCGTTCTTCGCGAGAACGTCATCCGGGTACACCTCGACTTGCGAACCAACGCCGAGGACGCGGCTATGGGTCGCGGTACCGACGTCGAACTCTGCTTTGGGTTCCTGCGGGTGAGACAGGGACCATGCGAAGTGAGCCGGGGACTTGAGAAGCTTCTTGGCTCCTGTTGAAGAGAGACCTGCCGCGGCGTGATAAGCGGTGTCTGGGAGTCCGTGGACAATTCCGGTGTAGGTCATGGCCAGTCTTTCCGTAGTCTCTGGTACTCGTCCGGGTGCCCAACCAGCCATTCCACGGCCGCGCAGAACGCGTCGACTTCGGCGCAACGGATCAGGTTGGTGTCTTCCCCGAAGTTGGCGGGAAGGTTCGTGTACGTGTTGGCGGCTTCAACCACCACAGGATCAGTGCCCATCAGTTCCACCCCTTTTTGCCCCCGGTACTTGGACGTCAGCCTCAGCCGCGGCGAGAAGAAACGTCTCGAAGAAATGCGACGGAGAGGTGGCGACAGGCTGCTTCTCGAACTCGACGAATATGCGGTCGGCCTCTTCGGAAGTGAGGCCGTGGTACATGCTGAAGATTGCGACTAACCCTTCGAACATCACGGCGTCTCATCTCCCCAATCGGCGATTAGTCCGTATGCGGCGGCTATCTCGTCGTAGAGCGGCTTCCAGAGTGCGTTGCCTTGCGGCGTGTCGTACATGAGCCGCAGAACCCGTTCGACCGCGCGCGCCGCCTCCCATTTGGGTGACGCGCCCCGGTTCTTCTCGTCGGTAATGGCCTTGAGCAGGTTGATGTCGGTCATCGGGTTCTCCTTCGTGGCGCGAACAGCACGGTGACTACCGCGTGGGTTATGAGCATTACGAGTAGCGCGTCACGGACCGTCAACGCGACCACAAGGTGTAGTTGGCGGCGTACACGGGCGTACACCGGATCATCGACAGTCACCGTTGACCTCCGATGCAGTCGTTGCATGATCGATGCACGACGGAGCCACCAAACGTCATTACCTCGATAAGGTTGTGGCCCTCGTGCTCGGCGGGGTTGAACGGTTTTGGCGGGAATGCGGCCCGGTTCAGCGCCTCAAACTCGCGGTCCCACCATTTGGACGTCTGGTGAAGTTCGTCGAGGATCGCAGTCGGTGGCGGGGTTCGTCTGATCCTGGCCTGCCGCCGGTCTTGAGCTTCGACGATCCAGAGCGACAGGGGTACAGCGATGATGCCGCCGCCGATCATGCACAGCGCGAAACGGCCTAGCTCTTGCCAATCCATCTCGGCACCTCCGAGAGCAATGGGGAGGGCCGGTCATCGGGGAGAGTGAGATGACCGGCCCTCTAGGGGGTGTTCAGTTATGTGGTTGCGGTATTGGCGCCCCTGCGCGCCGCACGTACGCGGCGGCTTCTTTCGCGGCAGCACGCCAAGCATTTGGACTTACCGTCGCTATAGACGCGCCTCTCGGAGGGATCGTGGTCGCCCTTGCATGGTCTAGTGGCCGACTGCTTCATGCGGCCCTTCGCGATGGCATCCCGGTTGTTTTCTAAGGCAGTGCCGGTGAATAGGTGATCCGGGTTCAGGCAGCATCTGTTGTCGCAGCGATGGCACACGAAATGGTCTTCGGGTATGGGACCCACGAAGGTTGCGTAGGAGAGGCGGTGCACGGTACGCACCTTCCCGTTTAGCTTCATGTGCCCGTAGCCCTTGAGATTTCGCGAGCCCGTCCACTCCCAACATCCGGACGGGCTGACGGCCACCCGCGCCATGAGTCGTTTAGCTAGGTCCATTACTCCTCCAACCGGGTCGTTGGCTTGTTGCACTCGGGGCGGGAGTCGAACCCGCCCTGCGACCATCCGAGCTACCCGCGCCAGAAATTCTTTGGACGCGATGTATCTGAGGGAGCTGTACGCTCTCTTCCAATACGTGAACCAGTCAGGGCCGTTCCTACCGACGCGGATACCGCGGCGGCGTCAGGTGCGTTGGAGCGCACCGGATAGCTCCCTGCTGGGAAAGTTCGAGTCCCTTCGACCCGTCAATGACGGAAGACTCAAGTTGGTAAGCAGCCGACCTCACGAGTCGACCCGCCCCATGGACATACATGGGATCCTCACAACCGCTGCGCCTATCCACCCCGTTCGGTGGCCTCTTGCACGCTTGGCTGCTATCTCTATGGAGTTCGCCGGATCAACCCTCAGCCGCTCGGTGGGCGGGATGGGTGCCGGATTCAGTTGTGGAACCGTCACGTAGGCGCGACGATTAGTGGCAGGGTCGCGTTCGACGGCGACCAAGCCCGGGAGTGGTGTGCGGTTATTCGCGGTCTGGGGGTAGCGTCTCCAACACCGGGTCCTCAGGATCCGTAAACGTGTACGCCTCCCCAGTTGCACGGGTACTGATCCACATGTGACGGGACTCCCACCTGACCGTGTACGGGACCCCGTAAATCTCCACAACAACCCCATGAGCGTCATGGCCGATATAGACGGCGGGGAGTTCCCCTACGTCGTCGTGGAAGATGACCTGATCCCCCACATGCAGGGTGCCGGCGTTCATCTCGCCGCCTCCGCACCTTCCAGAGCGGCGCGGCCTGCGTTCGTGTAGTACGTGTGCGTCCCGGCGTCCTCGGCATCCCAGTCGGGTTCCGTGTCCGAACCGGCGCACTCGAACTGGTAGATCACGCGGCCGACTGCTGCGGCCATTGCGTCGGTGATCGGCCCATGTCGGCGGAAGCCAGCAGCGAGGATCGAATCCGCGGCCAGAACGTGAACGTGCGGGGTTAGGGGCCGAAAGCGGACTTCGCGTAGGACCTTGACTAGCGCTTCGCGTTCGTCGGTGGGGACCGGCTCATCGAGCAGGGCGCGGAGAGCCTCGACCGCGCGAGCCTCAACCGTCGCGGCAGTTCGCCACCACGGCCCCCGGTCGTACTCGTCCAGTGCCGCGCGGGCTTCGTCGCGTACGTTCATGACAACCCCTTTGATGCGTCCCACCCGGCACAGAACACGGTCTGGGCTAGTTCACGTTCCAGTTCCGTCAACGGTTCGAGGGTTGACGTGTACTGTTCGAAAGCCAACTCACGATCACTCATGACCTGACCCCCGTTCAGCCGGTTCAGGATCTGACCAGCGCACCATGTACAGGTGGTCGTAGTCGTGACCGTCGTCGTGAACGCAACGGAGGCCGACGACCGTTTCGTCCGCGGCGAGGTAGTACTCCGCGTCACATCGCCTAGCCATTACTGGCCCCCGTTCGGCTGGCTGGATCGTTCTTCAATCCAGAACTCGACGGCAAGCATCGCCACACCAACACCAGCAACCACAGCCCAACCATTCGTCGACCATGTTGCGAACGTGACCGTGAGGCCCACGAGGGTGAGGATGAACCCGAGGAAAGCGTTCAACGCCCGGAACATCACGCAACTCGCCTTCTTGAGCGGGACCGCGCGGACTGAGCCCACGGGTCAGCCTTCGGAGCCTTGACATGTGCCTTCACCTCAGACGGGAAGAACCGCCACGGTGCCCTCGGGCCGTCTCCAAGTCGAAACCCGGGGATCTCACCTCCGCGGACCTTCCGATAGATGGTGTCCTTGGAGAACCCCAGCATCGACGCGATAGCCGCGACATCGACGGCCGCTTCCTCACCAGACGGCGCGATCATGCTGCACGCTCCGAGATGATGTCCTCAGCGTTACGGCCGAGAGCGTCCGCGATGCGGAGGAGGTTGGAGACAGTGAGACGTTCGGGCTTCACCTTGAGTTGGAAGCGGAGCGTGGACCGGGAGATGCCAGAGGCGTCGGCCAGCCAGGAAAATTTGCGGCCCTCGTCCTCGAGGACCCGGAGAACTCGCCCGGCTGCGATGCCGCCTGCGAGGTGCTGGTTGGTTGCCATATGGCCATAGTAGATGACCAAACGGCAATCTTCAAGAACTTTTTGGTTATCCGATGTATCAGAGGTGAATCTGGGCCCTCTGCGTGGTCATGACGAACAACCAAGAAGCCATGTCAACCGCCAGTTTTCAGGCTGTCGGTACGGCTAGGATCGACGCCGTGGAAAGCACACCCCTGACCAGTTCCGACGTGGTCCGTGAACTGAAGAAGGAAGCGCTCGACGTCTTCGGGACGCGGGCAAAGTTTTCCCAAGCGATGGGTGAGAACGATCAGGTCGTTGGGCGATACTTCCGTGGAGAGCGGGAGATGCCGGCGGACTTCCTGCTGCGGGCGATCGCGGGTCTTGGCGTAACGCCCGAGCAGTTCTTCACAAACGCGCGAGCGACTCGGGCTGTCCCAACCAAGGGTGATTGATCTCCGCGAGCTCGAGTAGCAGTTCAGCGACGGATGGGCAGACCCGTCCTAACGCCTTGACCGGACAGGTTGCTTCGCAAGCGGCACCGCTGCCGCATATGCGTCCTTCATTCATGGTTGTCCCCCGACGAACGTGTCCTCCGCCCGGGAAGGTCACTCTGGGGAAGTGCCTGGCGGAGGCTCTAAGGGGAGCGTAAGTCAATGCACCGACATGGAAACCTCAGGATTGGCACAACGGGTCCCCCTTAAGGGGGACAAACCGAAGCTATCTGGGTAACAATCCGGTAACTCACTAGCCAAGCGTCACAGATTTTCGCATCTGTTCATACAGATATGTGCTATGGCCCAGTGGTTGAGGTGTTCATACACCCGGAGTAGGCTGTCCGCATGGGAGAGGCGAAAGGGGCTCATCTGTATGAACAGTGAGCCCACGGGTGGCAGACTGTCGCGTATGCCGAACCAGCCCGCAACCACCATTCGCGGCGTCCGGGTCCCTGACGAGCTTTGGGCGGAGTCCAAGGTTGTGGCGAAGGCCGAGGGATTCAAGGGTGTCAGTGAGATGATTCGCGACTGCCTCGAGAAGCGCGTAGCGGAGTTCCGATCCGCCAACCCTCCCTCCTGATGTAGGCATGCCTACAACTACCCCCTCAACCCTGCATGATTCTGCCTAGGTGCCGACCAGACGAACCCCCTGAAGTCCCGCATATTTCCGCGGTTTTCGCCCTCAAACCTCCACGGTGGGGAACTGGTTCAAGTCCCGTTACTCACCCCAAGTTTTGGCCCGGATTTCTGCGGATTTCCGGGCCTTTCTCGTTCTATGCCTACGTTTGCGCCTACATCCCTGTTAATCTAGGGGTGGGTACAGCCCACAAAGGAGCCCCGCGCCTGCTAGCGACAGGCCGGGGCGATGACCGGAAACGAGGTTCCGATATGACCACAGTACCGAACGATGAAGCCCGCGAAGAGTCCGCCCGCCGTTATCCCGCGGACCGTGGTGAAGTCCTGCTCTCCGCTGGCTCCCTGCGGAACGCGCGCCGCGAGGCATTCGAGAAGGGTGCTGCGTGGCAAGCTAGCAGGCCGATCACCGACGCACAGGTGGAAGCGGCGTTGCACGCCTATCACGGGACAACCCCCAAGTTCGGATTCGAGTGGCGAGAAGGGGAGCCCGAACGCATGCGCGCCGCTCTGGAAGCTGCGAGGGACGCATCATGAGCATCATCGTGGACCCGTCCGACTCCAACTACGCGATAGCTGACGGCAAGCTCGCGGTCGCAGTACGCGCCGTCGAGGTGGCGAACTGGGAGGCTCCCACTGTGGCCGAGCTCGCGGGCGGAAAGATCATCGGCTACTCCACCGACGGATTCGGCCCGGTCAATGCCTAAGCCGTCTCCGCGGAAGAACAAGGATGGTTCGGTTTCGTGGCGGGTGCAGTTCCGCATCGGGGACAAGGTCGTTCAGGAGACGTTCGAGACGGAGAAGGGTGCCGCGGAGTTCGCGCGTCTCGTGGAGACTGCTGGCGGGAAGGCTGCCCGGGATGTCCTCGCGCGACGCCGTCAGGGCGAATCTGAGGCGGTAACGCTACGGTCCTGGACCGCGCACTACCTGGACCCTTCCAGCGGCCTCCTGACAGGCATTGAGCCTGGCACCCGGAAAGGGTACGAGCGCGCTGCCGAGTCCAGCTTCCTCCGCATCCTCGGCGACTACCCGGTGGACGCGATCCAGAAAGCAGATGTCGGCCGGTGGTTGGCATGGCAGGAGCAGCAACCGTCCGCGCGGTCCAAGGGGCAACTGATCGCGGCGAAGACGGTTCGCAACTACCACGGCATCCTGTCGTCCGTGTTGGCGTCGGCAGTGACGGAGAAGATTCGTTCCGACAACCCCGCCCACCGGACTCGTCTCACCAAGGGCGTCAAGCGGGAGTCGGTGTTCCTGTCCCCTGACGAGTTCACCACACTCCTCTACTTCACCCCCCAGCACTATGAAGGCCTCGTGTTGTTCCTCGCGTCCACAGGAGCACGGTGGGGTGAAGCCACCGCCGTCAAATGGGGTGACGTGAACTCGAGAGCCATCCCCGCCACGGTACGGATCGACGAGGCGTGGAAGAAGTCCGAGACCAGCGTCCCCGTGTTGAAGCAACCCAAGACAGCAAGGGGACGAAGGACGATCAGCATCCCACCCGACACTCTCGCGGCGATGGGGGAACGGCGCGGCCCTGACGAGCTCGTGTTCACCACGCGGGTCCAGCAGCGGAGAGTCCGCTACCACACGTTCCGTGACCGGGTGTGGGCTCCTGCCGTGCTGCAAGCCATGGATAAGGCGGTCTGCGAGGAAGCCGGTCTGGTTCCCCTGACCCGCCGCCCCACCATGCACGATCTCCGACACAGTCACGCCTCATGGCTGATCGCAGCCGGAACACCACTCCCCTACGTTCAAGCCCGACTCGGCCATGAATCCATCCAAACCACCGTGAACGTCTACGGTCACCTCGTCCCCGAAGCGCACATACAGATGGCCGACGTCATCGGCGGAACCCTCGCGGGCGCGCGAACCCTCAAACAACTCACTTGACGAGGTGTTCATACACCCGCTAATGTTCATACAGACGTTGAAGCACACGGGATGACGGAGCACAACCCAACGGGGTAAGCAGACCAGCACGGCTCGCCAGCAAACCGCAAAGCTAAACGAAGGCCCCAGTCCACCGACACGGTAGCTGGGGCCTCGTCGTTCCGTCGACACACCCGAAGGCTACGCCGGCTGGTATGCGGTCGCGGTTCCCTGTGGCTACTTTCACCTACCGTTCCCCGTGATTCTGCGGGCCGGTAGCGGGAAGTAGTCACAAGTAGTCCCCGAAAATAGCCACTAAACCGCCACGCACGACAAAGACGCCCCGCGCCCACCCGAAGGTGAGACGCGGGGCGTCAAAGGTATGCGTTCTATTGTTGGGCGGGGGTAGGATCAGCATCATGAATGACCCGGCACCCATCGACCGCCTCGCGCGCCGCGCCGAGGATGCGGGCGGATCGCGGGCGGTTCTGCGAGCCCTGGTCGCGCCGGGGCTGTTCATCGGAGCGACACTCTTCCTCTACCTCACTCCGGCAGGAAACGCTCTCTGGCGATGGCTCTCAGGCTGACGCTACATCTCGATTGACGTCCTGTACGGTAGCAGTCCGCCGAAAAACTGTAGGTAGAACGCGAAGTACACTGTCGAAGCCGCCACAAGGGCGAACGAGAGCGTCTTACTGTTCTCTCGCTTGGCGAGCAGGTTTGGTAGCAGGAGTATGGCGAAGATCCCGAAGTAGTAGTAGATCCGGCCGACAACGACTGCCTGTGTGCCGACGATCAGGAGAGCTGCGGCTAGGGTCAGCATCGCGAGCCAATCCGGGTGCGACTGGCCCGCTCCGAGCCACATCGCTAGCCACAGCAGCATGATCAGCGCCACCACGTTGAGGTAGGTTCCAACCCCAGAAACCTGCTGGTTGGATAGGTAGGTCTCGTAACGTTCGTTCAGCGACACTGCGAACTGCTGGATAGACGGCAGTGTGAGCAGGGCGCCGGCGGCGGCGACCGAACCGGCAAGCGCTACCACCACGGACAACTTCGTAGGACGCCATAGCCGGGCGACGATCATGAGGATGGCTGCGATCAGTGCGGACACGTGGAACGTCGAGGCGAGAAGCGCGAGCGCAGCGAATATCACCCATCCGCCCTTCCTGCCCAGGAAGCTGTAAGCCCAGAAGGTGAGCGATACAGCGATGCCCTGCCGGATCAGGTTGAATGGCGCGACGTAGAACGCCAGGAGGACATACAGGGCGACGGCCAGTGCGACGTTGGTGGACTTCTTCTTGATGACGGCGTAGACCGGCACGACCGTGATCACGGCGGTGACCCACAGCAGCGCTAACGGATCTGCAACGACTGACCGCACTAGCAGTGAGAGCGTTGTGTACCCAACCTCCTGCGACGATGTGGCTATCTGCGCTCCCCATTCGGCCGCGGGATCAAGCGCGGCGAACATTCTGGCGTACATCGGGAAGTCCGTGCCAACCTCGAAACGCAGGGCCGAAAACGCAACCAGCACCGCGACTGCGGCGAAGTCAAACGGTGTCCACAGCAGTCGTCGCGGGCGTGCCTGGCCGTCGAGGATGCGCCTCGAGCCGTACTTCCGGACGACCAGACTGCTGACGGCAGCTAGCGTTATCGCCGCAGTAGCGACGGCGAAGTACGCAAGCATTCGACCCCCTATCGGATGCCGAGCCTATCCGATAGGGGGCCGCGGGACCGGTTACACCCATGCCGCTCCGCTCCACGTCTTGAGGACACCACCGATGGAAAGCCGCGAACCCGTCTTCGCAGATGCCGGCTCCGCCCCGCTCGCAACATCCTCAGTCGGCTGGTCGATGAACAGTTTCGCAGCGTAGGTTCCGATGCTGCTCCCGTTCCCCGCATCAGCGCTGCTACCACCGATGGCCCCGAAGAAGCTGGACCAGTTGGCATCCTTTCGGGTGACCTTGTTCCCAGATACCTCCGTGAACGAGTCGGCGTGCGTGTTGGTCGTCGGGATGCCGATCGCGTACTTGCAGCCCGATATGCGGTTCCCCGCCACGGTCAGCTGGGAACGACCCGACGTTCCTCCGCCGATCTGGCTAACCCCGTAGCGACACGTCCCTCCACCATCGATGACGTTGTTCGCGACCACGCCCGTCTCACACCAGATGCCCCGAGAAGTTCCATCCACACCTGTGATCTTCACGGTGTTGCCGACAACGGCGCTCTCAAATGCCCCGCTGTCAACGTTCGCGACGCTGATCCCGTCGACGCTCGTGATCTTGTTTCCCGTGATCGTCGCATAGCTGGAGTTGAACTCTATGAATATGCCCTGCTGGTTCGAGTTGGTCGTCCCGCTGTTATTGGCCACGACAAGGTTGTCAGCCCGGTTTCCGCGAATGAACGCCCAAGCGACGTTGAGGATCGTATTGCCCCGTACAATCACGTTGCCGACTCGATAGATGAGGATGCCGTTACCGTACTGGCCAGTGCCAGCGAAGGCGTCAGTGATATTGCGGATGCGGTTGCCCTCTACGACCGTCAGCACGCCGTCATACTTGGTGGTGCTCGCCGACGACCCGATGCGGATGCCGTTTCGGGTGCAGTTCTCAATCAGATTGTTTAGTATCTCGGTCGGGTAGTTTGCATGCGGAGTCACACCCTCAAGCACGCAGTCGTGGATCCAAGATTGTGAGAGCTCAATCGCCGAGTTGTAAGCAACGATGCCTGACTGGGTGGCGTTCTTGACCTCGACTCGCTGTACGACGGTGGCGCCGTTGTTCCGCGAGTCCAGTTTGAGAATCGAGGTCAGAACGTCCGAGCTCATGGCGACGTTGTTGCCGTCCAAGGTCAGGTCGGTAACCATAACGCGGTGCGACGTCCCGGACGCGATCCGCAGAAGGTGACCCGGGGAAGCGGAACTTGCCAACCGGATGATTGTGCGCCCCATGCCCGACCCGCGAATCTTGAGCGCGGCAGTCGGAGTGATCGAGATGGGACCAGTGACGATTGTTCCCGGAGGCAGAACGAGTTCTTTGCCAGCCGACATCGCTGCTGCTACAGCACTAGTCAAGCCCGAGGTGTTGTCCGTCACGCCGTCTGCGACCACGTATTTGCTGCCCGCAATCTCCGGGACGCCCGACTCAATGGTGGCCGTTAGTGCGGCTCCTGTTGCTGTCCCGGAGTCTCCTACGAGTGCTGCGGTGTCGTCGTCGAGATCAGCAGCAACCTGTGCCGCGTCCGCCGTGGCCGCTGCGGCGAAGATCCCGTTCTCAATGTGTGTGAGTCCGGTCGCGTTGATGTGCGGCGGTGCACCGTTGTTCCACGTCTGCTTCGTGTACGCCATTGGTCCCTCCCGGGCAAACAAAAAGCCACCCGGTAAGGGGTGGCGTCACAAACAGATGGGTTATTCGGTGGGCTCGCCCGGAACGGCCGGCGGGTTCGTGTTGAACGCGGCCAGCACCAGAGGAACGATCAGCGGCGCAGCCTCCGGGTCCAACCAGCCCAGATAGATCGCCACAGGAATGCCCGCAGACACAACGCCGTACAGCCAACGACGCACCAGATACCACTTGATATTCGACATGCTTCCTCCATCCAAAAAGCCCCCCGAATGGGAGGCCCGATTCGTTCGTCCAAATGGGCTCACGGCGAGATGAGTCCTCTCTATTCGGTTGTTCAGAACGGCAGGAAAGCGCGGACCAACGCCGCACCAGCCGCGGTGGTGAGGATCCCGAACGCCACCCACTGCACAGCCACCTGAATCTCAAGCTTCCGCAAACGTGACCCCTGGTCCTTCACGATCTCCGGGACCGGGTCGACCTTCTTATCAACGTCGAGGAGCTTGTTGTAGATCACGTCGAGGGTGACCTTGACGTACGGCTGATCCTCAGGGGCCGTCATCCCTCAACGCCCTCGATAGTCACCTTGAGATCAGCCAGAGCCTCCCGCGCACCGCGTTCCGCCGCCGCCTCAACGGCAGCCATGTCCAGAACTGCACCGTTGGCCGCCGCGAGCTGCGCGACGACTTCCTGAATCGCGGCGATACCCGCCGACTGTTGCGCCGCCGCACGTCGCGTGCCCTCGTGCTCGGCGGGTTCGTACCGCAGGAAGTCTCTCGCTGGAACCATCGCCGCAGGGTTCAGCGGATGCTCCATTCGAAAGTCCCAAATCTCCTCCGCGATGGCCGACACGTCTGCTCCGGGGATCGCCCGCACAGCGTTGATCAGCTTGTCGAGCGTCCCGTATGTGTCGCGCACGAACGTGTCGAACGTCGTCACATCCCGACCAGGCACGCTGAACCGCACCCAGTCCCGGATGGTCGCTGCGACCTTGTCGGAGATCTTCTGGAGATCCGTGTCGTTCAGGGGCATGTCGTCCTCCTCGAAAGGGTTGGAGCCGGATCCAGCGGTTCCGCTGAGGTCTGCGTGAGCCATGAAATCGATCGTGTAAGGCTTCCCGTTCGGCTGGTATCCGAAGCGGGTTTGGTGCGTGGGCCACAGGGTGCCGTGCACATGCGCACCGCCCGTGTTCGGATCAGCCGACCAATCGGCCTTGCCGTACCCGGTCGCCCCCGAATAAGCGATGATCTCCCCACGTCGCACGCGCCCTGACGTACGCACGAGACGTGAATAGTGCATGCCGCGGAACCGCATGCCGTTATCCAGATCGATCCCGTTCCACAGTCCCGTCGCCGGGGATATGCTCGTCCCGTACCCGTAAATCACACCGTCACCAGGAGCAAGCACAGGCGTCCCAATCGGGCAATACCAATCTGTCCCCGGTTCCGTGGACCGCGGGTTGCGTCGCTGGTGTGTAGCCCACGAACTCATCCGCCGTTGACCGACAGGAAGAAGAAGGTCTCCCATCACGTGACCCCGAAGATTCGAATCTCTGCGGTCGTCGTCCCACTACCCGGACAGACAATCTGTAGCCCCGTGAGCTGGTCGGTAGAGTTCAAGTTCGACGACACAATCTCGATACCCGTCGCACCGCCAAGAAGACCAATCTGAGACAGGATCTGTGTTGCCTCAGCGGCATTCGGAGACATCACATCCATGACAGACGTGGACACGCTTCCGGCCGACCCGAACATCGGGTCACCGAAAGTTGCTTGCCCGGTGTCCTGATTGGCGGCGATGGTCACCCCGGACACCATCCCGGACTTCGTACGGGAGTAGCTCGTGCCGCCGATAGCACTGGTCCCGACAACCCCAGCGAGCGTGTATCCCGCACCAACCTTCGCCGTGGACTTCGTGTAGATCCGGTAGTGCCGGAACAGTGACGAGAACACGCCCCGAATTTGGATGCTCGTTAGGGCGGGTGTGGCTGTGAGGATGACTTCGCCTTCGGAGCCAATCGTGACCCCTGAGCCGGTGACCGAATCCGGGGTGATCCGGTACATGCCGCCGACACGCGCCAGCAACACCCAACTGGACCCGTCGTACCGATAAACGTCACCATCGGTCGTGTTCGACCACAACATTCCCTCGATGGGGTAGTCGAAATCGTTCATCTCCGTGGCGGTCCCCTTGAGGGTGTTGCCGCGGAACACTGCGTAGTCGGCTACCTCCTCGTAGTCGGCACCGGTCTGCGGCGCATCCGTCTCCGGGAACCGAGGACTTCCGGTAGTAGGGTCAACACCGTTGCTAGCCATGCGGGCTCCTTAACGACGAAAGCCACCCCGGAGGGTGGCTAGAAACTTGGACAGATGTCAGCGGGTACCAGCGAATCGGAGCGCGCCCGAGAGCGCATCCTGCGGGACGCCGGCCCACTGGTTGTCCCCCGCGCCGGAAGTCACACCGATGCCGTGGCTTGGGTTGTCTCGCAGGAAGTTCCCCCAATGAGCCGGGAGCGCAACCCACCCTGAGCGTTGATTCAGTGGGACGGTGGAACCAATCGAGGGCGCACCACCTGGCCTGGATGCGTGCGGATGGAGACCCACGAACGCCGCCCCGACTGCCCGCCACGGAGGCGGTAGGTAGAGTTCGATCGTTGAGACATTCGCGCCAGCAAGACCGGCGAGCGTGTTGTGGTAGAACCATGCACCAGCGTTATTGTTGCTGGCGCGCACATCGCCCGAGCCCCACCAGTTTCCGTTCGGGAAGTCATATTTGCCCGAACCGCGAGCTTGGATGAGCAGTCCGGAGAATTGCGTCACTGGGGGCTGCGCGGGTGCGGTTTCCTCTTCCTCCACCGAGCTCGCCTGCTCGCCGAGTATGAATCCAGACTCCCAGTTGATGACCACCTGATCTGTGGGCAACGGTGAGTACGGGGCCATCACTGGAAGGTTGTAACTTTGCCCGTCCACAGAAACCAGTGCCCGCGTATTCGACTCGAGGGCCTCAAGAACCTCACCGCGCGGAGTGAGCACCCTGGCGGGACCAACTACACGCATCGCCCCGTTCACGGTTTCCACCCGAACCGGCATACCCGGCACGGGGGGCGCCCAACCGTCACAGCGAACATCAACAGTGGAACCCTGCACGTTCACTCGAGCCAGACCATCGGCCATCGCCACAAAAACACCCGTAACCGAAGACACGCGCGGGGTATCGGCAAACTTCCGGTTCAACGCGTCCATCGGGTTCATGACAGATTCCTCCGCGTTCGAACGGTCACCGTCATCGCTTCCGAATCGGACTCGTCTACCCGCTGCACCACACCTTCGACACCCGCACCTTCGACGACACAGTGGTCGCCTAGCTCAACAAGCGGGTTGTAGACGCACGTCACAACAACGTCAACTTCCTGCGACGTGTACAACGCACCCACCGACGCAACCGCAGCATCCGCCGAAGCTTTCGTTCGCACCATGTCGGACTTGTGGTAGCGGACAAACTCACGACCCATGGCTTCCGGGGAGAGGTCCCCCGACGCCACCCACTCCGAACGGATCGGGGTTCCGCCTTCCGCCTCATAGTCACCAACGACCACGTTGTAGAACCCGTCGAGCGTCAGTTCAGCAGTGATGTCAATGACAGTCCCGTGCTCGCCTAGGCTGAGCGTGACCGTGTCGGTTGAGTTGTCCGCGAGCATCCACTGTCCGAAGGAATTCACTACCGGGAGACCACCGAGCCGTCGGGCGCATTCCTGCACCGCATCCAACCTGGACCCCTGCTCAGCAGGCCACACACCCGCCGGCAGATCGGTGTCGTCATCCTCGCGGAGCACCGGGAGCAGACCGACAGCCTGCCACTCATCCCATGCCGATGTCAGACTTGTACGTGGGGACCGGAACGATGCACCCAGCACACGCCCGTCCAGCGACTCAACCTCGACGTCAAGAATCGACGCCACGACAATCTCGTATCCGTCTCGCCCTGGCGAAAGGTAGATCCCGCCATCACCAGGAACGAGATCATTCGACGGAACAAGAACGTCACTGGGCACGATCGCGTCAGTGACCTCGGCGCTACGCGGCGCGTACCCGACCGTCGCAACAATGTCCTCCGCATGCGGAACCGCCACCACATCGAACAGGCCGAGCTGCACCCGCTCCTCAAACCCACCCGCGATGATGACTTCCGTCAACACCAGGGTCGCCTTGAACGGCGACAGGACGCCACGGGTCCCTTCCGGCACCCACGACTCGCCCCGCACCGACTGGTGAACGAACCGCAACTCCCCCGTCGTCTTAGGGTCACGCCCCAAGTCCCCCGTAAGACTCCACGACTCCACCCGAACGTCCTGTGCAACACGATCCGTGCCATGCAGAATGTCGACGCTCAAATACCTCGAGAACGAACCCGAGAGGACCGTGTCAAGACCCGGAGATGAGTTCCGCGCCATCGGCACACCTCCCGTTCACGCCCCAGCAACACCGGCCAGGTCGTATCTGCGATTCACCGCAAGACGGGTGAGATTGTCGTTATTCAGTTCTTCACGCGACGCGTAATACGCGTTCAGATCCATCCGCCTGAGCAGCGGAATGAAGAGGCCGGGCGCTGGCGGTGCCGCCTCGTCGCCCTGCATCCGCTGTCGCGTCCAAGTTCCACCCCACCCGACGTCTATCCCCTCTTCGGCAATGTCGAAGACACCGAGGAAAAGCGGGGAGTGGACACGTAGGCCGACGTAGTCGAGGCCGAGCCGGATGCATATGACGGGCACCATCGCGTTTCCCTGCGTCCCAAGGAACGCCTGGATCTGGTCGGCGGTGTCGAGATCGTGGCAAGTCACGTCAAAGACGACGCCAGACAAACCGCGACGTGGCTGTGCGACCGCGATCCCAACTCGGCGCCCACGCGGATACACCACGGCACCGGGGACAGGTCGGGAGAGCACCGCCCCCGCAGTGTCCATCAGGTCCACCTTCACGGCCCCGCCAGGATTCAACGGGTTATGCATCCAACACCCCGAGAATCCGAGGGTGATTGTGACGGACTCGGAGAACCCCAACGAAACCCCATCGTCGTCGAAATACTCGACCCGATAGGTGGCCTGCTGTGCTGGGACCTCGAAATCGATCCACGTACCGGCCCCAGCCACCGCAGCATCGATGATCCCACGCACCTGCAACTCGAACCCATTCGAGAGCCGGTACGCCGTCACCGACGCCACGGCAGCGTCAAGGTCCGTCAGCAGCACCTCAACCTTGGGTGGGTCGGCGGGACCGGCGGTGAGGTCGTTGATTGCCAGCGTCATATTGTCTGGTTCCTCCCCCGCGCGATCCGCGTCTGTGACCTGTCGTGCTCGTTCAGGACACCCTTGACGAGACCGGTGAGCCCGTTCCCGAGGTCCAACGTCCCCGAAATGGACACGCCGTCCAGAGAGACAGGGCCAGCGGGTGCGGCTCCACTGTGGAGTCCGTTTCGGAACGCGTAGACAGCGTGTTGTCCGCCCATCGCTGCCACATCGCCCGCGTCCAGCACGTGCTCACCCGGAGACAACCGCCGCAACACCATGTCGTCGCGAGGCCCACCGGGACCGTAGATAGCGCCACCATCAGCGTTGCCGGGAATGTCGTTCATCGACGGGTTGCCGGTGATCGTGTCGATGCTGACCGTCTTCCGGGCCGGGATGCGGCTCAACGCAGCGCGAAGGTTCTCGATCTTCTGCTGGGCAGTCTCAACGCCGCTGACAGAGACGAACGTGTCAATGTTCCCGGGGATCAACCCAAGGTCATCGGCGTAAGTCTCAGCCGCTTCACCCGTGATCCCGAACTGCCCCAGCA